GGTTTTTACAAAGGTGAAAACGGCGAAATTGGTAATCCAACTACAGGTGCTGGTGATATCTTTAGAGTTAACGAAAAAGAGTTAAACACAAACGTAACAATCGACGCAGATGAAAACGCAAGTGCAACTGGCCCCTTGGCTATTGCTACAGGTGTTACTCTGACAGTCACAACAGGAGGGAACTTGTCCATTGTCTGATATTAGAGCAAATACGATAAGTGATGCGGCTGGCACTGGTCCCATTGACTTGTACAAACAAAGTGCTGCGAAGGCTTGGGTGAATTTTAATGGTGTTGGGACTGTTGCCATAAGAACCAGCTTTTCTGTTTCAAGTTTAACTGACAATGCTGTCGGTGATTACGCAGTTGGCTTTACTAATACTTTCGCTAACGAACCCTGCGCCGTTATAACTGGTGGGTCGCTTGCTACTCATTATTTTGCGTCAGGCTTGACCGCTTCATACAGAATTAACCATATTACTACTAGTTCCGCTGCTACTGACTCCAGCATTATCACCTTAAGCGCACATGGAGACCTAGCATGAGTACTCTAAAGGTAACAAACATCCAAGCCACGGGTGAAACAGCTACTCGTGCAGTCTCAGGCGTTGCTGCTGCTTGGGTGAATTTCGATGGCGCAGCAGCGTCGATAACAACAAGTCAAAACGTAAGCAGTCTGACCGATAATGCGACAGGGGATTTTTCCAACTCGTTTACCTCTAGCTTCTCTAACGATAATTACTCCGTTTCAGGTATGCCTGCTAGAGATAGGGGCAGTGCTGTACGTGGGTACATAACCACAATGAATAGTGACCTTACATCAAGCACTGTTAGAACCCAATCTCTGGATGGGCGAAGTACATCAAATCCACCCGCTGGCGTTGATTATGTTGGTAATTACCTTTCAATCCACGGAGACCTAGCATGAGTACATTAAACGTAGCAAACATCACCGATGGCACGGATACAGTCGAGACTGGTTATGTCGTCAATGGCTCTGCGAAGGCTTGGGTTAACTTTAATGGCACAGGCACCGTGGCTATCCGTGACAGTATGAATGTTGCTAGTATCACGGATAATGGCACTGGCGATTACACTGTGAACTACAGCAGCAGCATGGGAAACACAGGCTACTCTTGGTCAGCGGGTGGTTCCGAGGCTCGTGTTTTTGGAGTGTACTTCCCCGATAGTTATAATGCAGCGTTAAAAAGATTTAATGTAAAGCTCACAACCACATTGGCTTCTAATGATCCTGACGATGCGAATTATCAGACTTTTGGAGACCTAGCATGAGCAAACACCTATGGGATCGTCTAGCTGAAGCCAAGGCACGCCTTGAGCCTGTACAATCGCAGTACCGTGTACTGTTCGAAAACCCTGAAGACCTAGACGCCCCTGCTTCTGTGCTTGTGCCTGACCCTAACTGGATGGCGGCGGCACTGGCAGGTGGTGTTCTGCCTTCTATCGACACCTACCAGCGTGATCAGGGAGTAGCAGATGGTCAACCCAAAGAGCATCCTTATGCTGAACCTATCGGTCCTATGACTGAAGAAGAAGCTATTGAGTATCTCGTGATGAAAGATGTTCCGCCACAAGTCTGGCGTGACTACAAAGGAAATCGGTGCATCATGAAGATAGTACCAGTAGAGCTAATACCAAGCGACAGATCATTTAGAAATGCTTGGAAGATCAATCAAACTGAAACGGAGATAGCAGCATGACCACTTTTATTAATATCAACGGAGATGTTCGTGACACAGCATCCCTTACAGTTCCAACAGATCGTACCTTTCGGGGTGCATGGTCGTTCAACGGTGAAGCCGTAGAAGTAGACATGACAGCAGCTAAAACTATCCACAAGGATAACCTACGTGCTGAACGTGCTTCTGAGCTAGACAAGCTGGACGTAGAGTTCATGCGTGGCCTAGAGCAAGGTGCAGACGTAGCCCCTATCTCAGCTAAGAAAGATACACTGCGCAACATCACAAACGATGCACGTATCGATGCAGCAACAACACCTGACGAACTCAAGGCACTAGACCTAGCCACACTGGCACCATAAATACTGGAGAAAATGCTAATTGACACGGACTACGCGGCTCTCTTCATGGTAAGGGAGCCGCAATTCTCAAAAGGAGATTGCAATGGCAAAGCTTATAGAGAGCATCGTACAGGTCATTTCAAGCCTGTTAGCTACTAACCTTACTAAAACTACAGATGAGGCCTCAGCGGGCCTCTCCGCAACCCCTACAGGTCTACATGACGTAGAGCTGATCAAAGAGTCTGAAGGCTTGCGCCTTGAGGCATACTTACCAACGCCTAATGATGTCTGGACGATCGGGTATGGGCACACGAAAACCGCTAAGAAAGGAATGGTCATTACCCGCAAGGGTGCGGAAGCGTTGCTGCTCCATGATCTTAAGTGGGTGGAGACAGCGATTGATACGCATGTGCAAGTACCACTAAATCAAAATCAGTATGATGCTTTAGCCTCATTCATTTATAATGTTGGAGCTACGGCCTTCCGCAAGTCTACTATGCTACGGCTGTTAAACGCATCTGATTACGAAGGTGCTGCAGACCAGTTCCCTCGTTGGAACAAGCAAAAGGGAAAGGTTCTTAACGGGCTTACTACCAGACGCCAAAAAGAACAAACTTTGTTTAAGAAGTGAGGCCATGAAATGGATTCCATAGAAGTAAAAGAGGAACTAAACGCACTCAAAGATAGAATGTCAGCTCTAGAGCAAGAGCAGCATAAGATCGACATACAACTCGTGTCTATCAAATCTGATTTGTTTTATTTAAGAGCTGGGCAAGATAGTCTTAACAACAACCTTTCTAAATTCTTGTGGATCTTAGGTGGTGGCTTTCTTGCTTCTGTGGTGAGTTGGGTATTGAGAGGCGGACTATCATGACTGTAAAACCCCGTATTGAAAGTGCTGTGTTGTTCGCTGTCGGGTTTGCTATTATATCTGCAGTAATCAACATCAGCTACGTAGTCAACAACCCCCTTCCCCGGAGTGAACAGGTATGCTTTCAGTAGTTATCGACATGATCACAATCATCTTGGCCTTATACGCTTTGGTTTTATCTACACGCGCTTTAGTTGCGTCAACTGTTAGCTATTATTTCTTAGTACCAATGACTATTTGTGTTGTTTATTTGGTCGCTCAAAGCGGGTGGACTGCCGCGTTTCTTTCAGGAAACTTGTGGGGTGCGCAATATAACAACTACATCTGGTTCTTGTTTAACTCACTGGTATTCATTCATCTGATTAAAG